TCTCATTAAAAATTGAACAATCCCTTTTACACAGGCAAGTCCCAACAAATAAACACATGAGTCACACGAGCCACACTTGGATAGGAGGTATTCTTGAACTCAGTTCCAAGGTGCGTTACGGTATCACAAGTAGAGGTCTACCTATATTTAGATTCATCCCGTATGAACGCAATCTGGGCCCTTTTGCGGTGGGCTGTAGTCAACGAAGTTTACACAATATCCATGCTATTGTCGAGCCAATCCAACGGATTGCAGCCTGTGGCGAGCCTATCAAGCCAGAACCAACACAGCCCCAGCCACAGCCCAAGCTTCTTCCCCGTGCGACCATTATACAACTTCTCGGCCCTCCAACACCGCAGTCAGAGACCTCTATCCTTCTCTCAACCTACGCCTACGATAACAAAAAGGAGCTCAGGAAGTTCCCAGAACTCGATGCTGGAGTAGTCGAAGCCATTGAACGTGAAAGAATTACAGCCTTCACCTTTAACATAGATCCTCCAGGCTGCCGAGATGTCGACGACAGCTTTACCTTCCAAAAGATCTCAACAGGTTGGATAATCAGCATCAACATCGCCGATGTCTCCGCTTATATTCAGGAAGGATCACCCCTTGATGACTTCATACGGCAGAAGGCAACCTCCTTCTATTCTCCAACAGGCGAGTCACTAGCTCCCATGCTTCCTCCCTATATCGAAGAGGCGGCATCATTACTGCCAGGAAAAGAGAAGTTCACTCTTTCGCTACAGCTCCATTACGATAGAAATACAAAGCAACTATCTGGGTTCCGCTGGATACCATCAATCACTAAGACAACCACCTCTTACACATACGATCAAGCACAAGAGGAATACGAGAAATATGAAAAAGAGGAATTCCAAGTCCTTGCCCAAATCTCAGGATCACAGGATTCACACAAGTGGGTGGAAGCACTCATGATCCTCTATAACACAAAGGCGGGTGAGATGCTCAAAGATCTAGGAAAGGGTGTTCTCCGTGCACATACGAAGCCACAGATGGATAAGCTCGCAGAGTGGACAGCCTTTCCAGAGCTCGCCTTCATGGCCTACGAGTCGGCGTCCTTTGTAGATATAAGCAAAGGTCAGGATGCGTTCCATTATGGCCTCAACACTTCAACATATGCCTACGCTTCTTCACCGATTCGCAGATACTGCGACTTGATCAATCAGAGAGTTCTCAAGGGAATGGACATCAAAGAACCAAACGTTGATGAGCTTAATAGGCGGCAGAAGCAGGCCAAGGCATTCAGTCGCGATCTCTTCTTTATGAGAGAGCTTAAGGGTTCTGAGGTTGCTGGCATAGTAATATCAACAAGTGAAGGCTTATTTAAGGTATATGTTCCGGCATGGAAGCGTATCATTAAGGTAAAGACTCTTAAGGCTCCACCCGCGGTTAAAACAGAAATTCAGCTAACTTGGTATGATGATATGAAAAGTCCGAATTGGAAGGAGCGGATTGTCTTTGCTTTCCGAGCATAATCTTTATTACTTATTAGATGCCGCCTATTCCCTCAGATAATCTAATACTTAGAACGAATTATGTTCTTGTATTCGGCAATGGTATTCAAAAAACAATGGAATTTATAGGTATAACGGAACCCGATGAGGGCGACCTTTTGATCTTTCTTCCTGTTTTTCCTGAGCATGGTGCTGCCACATTTCAACATCCAGCATACGTAACATTTTATAATGTGGGCGACCAAGATATTCCTCCTACGCGTGTAGATATACCAATATTAGATAATGCGATTGATATTGGTATAATTAATGTAGACCCAGAAAGTAATAACGCCATTAATAGAATTCAAACAGGCGTGCTACCTTCTGGCACAGACGTATATGTTATAAGTGGACCAGGGTTTCGTCATATATATAATCAGGCAGATATTAGAGGATTTTTTCAAGCACGAATTGCAGGGAATCAAGCAGCCATCTTAATAAATCCATCAAATAATGTAGCAATTGGAAATAGACATGCATTAAACCCTGGATTTCGTATAGAAAGAGGAAGACTATATCATACAGATGATTATGGAAATGCGATGGCTGGAATGTTTGCTGTTGGAGGTAGAAGAAAACGTGGGAAGCGTTCTAAGCGTTCTACCAAAGCTACCAAACCTAAGCGTTCTACCAAGGGTAAACCTTCTAGAAAAAACAGACATCGCAAATAAAAATATGAGCTAGTGTTAATGAGCATCATATTGATTTCTTTTTTAGTCGTAGTTTGGTGGATAGCCTTATGGGGTCTCATTGAGATTGTGTTAAAGAGTGTTGTTGGGAATTCTGTTCGTAAGTCTATCATAGCATATGTCCTCATGATTGCGTTCGTATTGGCGATTGTGTATTTGTATCCTGGCATGCTTGAGCGGTTCCTTTAAAGCCGGCGGTTCCTCTAAAACCGGCTGTTCCTCTAAAGCCGGCTATTCCTCTAGATTCGCAGATACAAGCTCTCGGCTAGGATGAGATCCCGCAAGACTAATGGGCGACAGTCCTCTAGCTTCTTAAGGAGTTCCACGTTTCCGCTGATGGTCGCCATGGCCTGAAACTCCTCCAAGAGGGCCCCGAGCTTCATAAGAGACTTCTGGACGTTCCCCTCAAAGAGCTCATACTTTGCTGCGAGTTCAGCTACGGACACCTCACCTTCCAGCCACTCGGCGATAGGTTCAATCCAATCGGTGCTGAGCTCCCAGAGCTTGGGATCGTATATTCTGTGCCTCTCCTCCATTGCAATCAGCTTCTTCACATGCTGATTCAAATGGTCAAGCACCTCATCAACCTCTTTAGAAATACTAGGTCGACTCTGTGACCCCTTATCTCCGATAAAGAGTGCTAGGACAGTGAGGAGTTCAATGGCAGACAGGGGAGATAAAGTGTTCGTCTGATGAATATATAGCTCTACCATCAAGAATGAGTGACCCTCATTTATCTCTGACGCTAGGCGTCCCAAAGGGGTCAAGGCAAGGGTCTGCACCCTTGACCCTGGGTCCGTTGGAGCAAGGGTCTCGCCCGACCTTACGAATCCGCATTCCTCCAGAAGAAGACGACGTGATTGGACAATTGGTATATTACAAGCGTTGGGGGAATCCCAAACGCCTTTCATCTTGTGAATTTCTTCGTCAAGTTGTCCCTTCTTTTTCTTCGTATTCAGCCAGTTCTCATAACGAACAAGAATCGGATTCCAAACAGATTCTTTGTGGGAATCCTTCCAATTCACAAGCTCTCTCTGAGCTGCCTTCTTCTTTGCGTTCTGGGTCTCAGAAATCCGACGCTGAATATCATGGTAGAGTTCGCACTCCTGGAGCTCCTCGGGCTTGGGGCTCACAAGTGCCTGCTCAAGGGCCGCCGCCTCGCCCACCAGTCCACTTAGATACTCCTGCTCCAAGGCGTTCCAATAACTTTTTTGAATCAGTTCTTTCTCTGTTATGCTTGAAGAAGAGGAAGCGTTCAAAATCTTTAGAAGAAAGTCATATCCAAAGTTCATCCGAGAACCAAATGTCGCAACCTTCCCACACACAATCTGCTTCAGCTCTGCGGCAGAGACCGGCTCTCGCTGTGGAAGATATATAACAAGGCCACGATCGTCCTTGCCACGCCGACCAGCACGACCGGCCATCTGGATATACTCAGAGGTCTTGAGCAAGCGTTCGCCACCATCGGTGAACTTGTCGAGAGCTGTGAATATCACCGTCTTGGTGGGCATATTGATGCCGACCGCGAAGGTTTCCGTCGCAAAGAGCAGCTTACAGAGTCCTCTGGCAAAGAGGATCTCGAGAATCTCCTTCAAGAAAGGCAGGAGGCCGCTGTGGTGATAGGCGATTCCTCGCATGGCGAGGTCCTTCAGTGCGTGAGCTTGGGGAGAGAACTCCAGGCAGCTTTTGTATCTGGAAAGATGGAAGTCCCAGATGTGTGAAACGGTCGCCGCATCACTGGAATCGATAAGGGTGTGCTGGATCTTCTTGGCGAGCTTCTCACAGCCGGCACGAGAAAACACAAAGACGATCGCTGGCAATCCACCTGATTCGTGGAGACGGCCGATACAGGCATTCAGCTCATGCTCGAATGACTTGGGTCGCACCTTCCCCGCAAGGGGCCCCTCATGCGTAGCACCGCCAGCCTTAGCCGCCTTGACCTTGTCCTTGAACTTGTCGTGAGCCAATAATAACCCTGAACGCTCAGCAAGCCACCCCCTGTAAACATCCTCATGGAAGGTCTCCTTGCTGTCGTAGAAGTTGCGATTGATTCCATCAACACTTATTACACAATGCTCAAGAGGCACAGCACGCCACAAGGTGCTGATTAGCCAGATAGGCACTTTCTTGGATTCGCCGAGCCACTTGGCGAATCCGAAAGGTGATGACAGAGTCGCTGACAATAAGATAAGCTTGACAGCAGGCGGCAAGAGGATCAAACACTCCTCCCAAACGTGCCCACGATCCTCATCGTTGATGTAGTGAACCTCGTCGAAGACCACTGAATCGAGATGCTCGAGGCTCAACAAGGCAGTCACACCGACTTTCTCCGTAGCCGTTCCTTGCTTGAAGAGAAGGTTGCGAAGAATCTCGGTGGTCATGACGATAATCTCGGCATCGGGGCGGAACTTGATGTCGCCGGTCATGATACCGACCGAGTTGTTAGGGAAGAGTTTCTTCAAATCATTGAATTTCTGATTACTCAATGATTTGACAGGGGTTGTGTAGAAGATGCGACCTCCTCTCTGTAGCGACTTGGCGATCTGGTATTCGCCGACAAAGGTCTTGCCGCTGCCGGTCTTGGCCGTTATTAACACATTATGACCTTTCTCTATGGCATCGATGGCGAATTTCTGAAAACGGTCAGGCTCGTATCCGTTATAAAGAGCAGGCGTCTCAGGGGCAAGGGGAACCGGTTCATCATGCGTAACAACACGCACATACTCGGATGTAGACATAGAGGCCTAGGTGGACCTTATCAAAATCCCTTTAACACAATCATTTTTATAGGTTCTAAGCAAGTTACAAGTCATGTGGAGCTTCAATATAGAATCGCTGTGTCTTAGAAGTAAGTGCGAGATATGATACACCAAAAACAAAGGCGATGCCGATAAGTGCTGTAATAGCCTGATTTGTAAGTTCCTCCTCTCTTAGATTCGCGAGCTCCTGAGAAATTTCTAGGTCCTGACAGACTTCTTGGACTTGGGGAGCAGAATCTACATGTGCCTCTTCATGAACAACTGTCTCTTCTACGGAATCTACAGGAACTTCTACCTTCTTCGGAACAATTACATCGACTTTTCCACAGCAAAAAAACATTCTATTTTATAGATATAATATTTTTTTAACCCTTTATAATCCTGTCATTTCAAACACGGTATACATATATAGGATTATAAAGATAAATGATACAACAGTAATTATTAGAACATTTACGAAGGTCATTGTTTCATCAAATTCGATATCCTCATCCTCATCCTGAACTACGTTTGCGTCTTGGCCAACATCCTCGAGATGATCATTATCATCATCAGCCTCAAGATCCACGTCATTGAGCATGCTTATAAAGATATTATATTCAAGAGTCAAGTCATTCATACTAATCATTTTTACACCATTCTTCATAAAGACCTTAACACGATAAGTCTCTCCATCTGAGCTTGTATACTCAGAAATGATCTCGGTGGAAGCTTTGGGCATCGGCAGATCGCTAACTGGACTTGATACCATTTGGGACTTATTTTATGGAGGCCAGGGGGAAACCAATTTTTACCGTCAAATACTAAATTTAAGAACTCTAGTTCTTAAATTTAGTATTTTCGGAAATGATGTGTAATATGAAGAATTTAAGAACTACCGAACGAAGTGAGGGGGTTCTTAAATTCGGTATTACACATTACGCTGACGTCACGCTATAGATAACTATCATAATAAGTGTAAATACAAAGAGTTGGCTACAGAATATATGCACCGCATTCAGTTCATCTAGACGTGCCTTCTCAAGCTTATCGTAATCATCCTCCATTTTGTGACCCACTACAACCAGCATATGATAATTCATTTTTTACCGCAGGCCTTAATCATCTAAACAGACAATAATAAGAAGAATAAGAATGGTCACAATAACAACTCTTGTTATCGGTGCCGACTACAAGAAAGGTCTACAGGACTGTCTTAGCTCGAAGAGAACCTATGCGGCGACACAGGGCTATAATTATATCGAGGGCGGCGAGCAGTTTTGGGACAGAAAGAAGCCGATTGCTTGGTCGAAAATCCCATTCTTGCTCGATGTCTGCTCGAAGCTTCCAGAGGGTGCCTTGATCTGGCAGAGCGACGCTGATGTTTTGATCACGAACCAGAGCAAACGCATCGAGGATGTTATTGTCCCGCTTCTCCCTGATGATAAAGATATGCTACTCACGCTAGACGCCTGTGGCCACATTAATTCTGGAAATATTCTTTTCAGAAATACTGAATGGGCTCGCAGCTTCTGGAAGAGGGTTGGTGAGCAGACTCAGTTCACCTATCATATTTGGTGGGAGAATGCGGCGATGATCAGCCTCTATAACACAAACACGGTAGATAACTCGAAGATTTTCGTCACGAATAATCACAAGGCTTTTAATGCTTATCTGAGGGGCCTTGCTGGGGAGCCGCTATGGGAGCAGGGAGATTTCTTGGTTCACTTCGCTGGAGTATATAACCCGAAGGACATGCAGGATTTGACGGCCAGAATTCTCGCAGGAGAGACTCCGAGATTATCTATGTGAAGTCTAGATGGCCCTTCCTGGGTTGGGTTTAACCAATTATGCTAGTTACACGTCTGATCGACCAACTCCGATCAGACAAATTAAAAAGAATTATTTTAAGGAGTTTGGGTTTGCTAGGGAAAAGAGAGAAGGATTTAGTTTATATTTGTATACATCTGATAAAACACTTGACTTATCAAAAGTTTCTAATGATTCTGTATCACCCATTTATGATCAAGAACTTCGAACTGCACCAGCTGATACAGTTTCAAGTGATATGATAGAATATATAGAAGCCCTACCAATAAACAAGTCTATACCATTAAAGATATATGTAATTAGGCATATAACTATAGAAAAAATGAAAATAAGTGGTGGGATTCCTCAAGATTTATTTGGAGCACACATAGCATTACTAGCAGAAGCAGAAGGAGCACCAGCGTGGCTAATACGTGATGCATATGAATATGGAAAGAATGTTGCAACACAAACTGCTGTTCAACAAGGTCTTTATGAAGGCCCAATTCGATCGCAAGTTGTAGGTGTACAATATACTGCACAAGCAATTTCTAATCGATCCTCATCTCCATATAACTCAGGAGTAGAAGGAGCAATTAGATACGTGAATAATAAGTTAACTACAGCAGATAAACAAATTGCAGAAGCTGCAGCAGAAGCAAAAGCCGCTTTAGAAACAGAATCAGTAAAAGCAATGCTAGCTAAAAGACGGTCAGATAAACAAATTGCAAAGGATAATATATTACTTGCTAGAGAAATTGCAGATAATAAAGCAGTGGCAGGATCTCGTTCAGCTCCTCAAACAATTCCAATGCCCGCTGGCACTGGTGTGTGGTGGACAGTAGCGAGTAGTTCCGATGGAAAAAAGCTTATTACAGGAAATAATAACAATGGCTACATATATACAAGTATAGATTCTGGTATCACATGGAGCCAACAAGCATTTCCTGGAAATAAGCTCACACCTAGTTATGTTGGATTCGCCAGTAGTTCTGATGGAACAAAGATTGTTATGGGAGATGCAAATAATGGCTATATATGGACAAGCATAGATTCTGGTAAGAATTGGACACAACGTATACTTCCTGTAAATGCTGCAAGAGGTGCTACAACTGCTGGAAGAGGTTATTGGCAGAGAATTGCTAGCGATTCCACTGGGACACAGCTTGTGGTAGGAGATACTTATGGAAATAGTGGTACCGGTGGTTACATCTATACAAGTGTAGATTCTGGTAATAGTTGGACAAAACAGGAAGGGTCTGGAATAAATACTTGGAAATCATTCGCCAGCAGTTCCGATGGAAGATATCTTGTGGCTGGAAATGAGGGCACTACAGGAGATGGTGCTGGTTATATATGGACAAGCGTAAATTCTGGTGTTACTTGGACAAAACAGACAGGACCTGGCCAAGGTAATTGGTTTGCAATAGCTAGCAGTGATGATGGAGCAAAGCTTGTTATAGGAAATTCTAGTGCTAATGTTGGGGGTGGTGGTTACATCTGGACAAGCACAAATTATGGTAATAATTGGACAAAACGTACACTTCCTACAAGTTCTGGGCAAGGTTATTGGTATGGAGTGGCCTGTAGCTCTGATGGATCAAAGATAGTTACAGGAAATCAAAATAGTTTTATTTATACAAGTGCAGATTCAGGCGTTAGCTGGTCAGAAAGAAGAGGGCCTGGAGAGCGTAGTTGGATCGGATTCGCCAGCAGCTCTGATGGGATAAAACTTGTTGCTTTGGTAAACGGTGGTACTATCTGGACTAGTACTGATTCAGGTGTAAGTTGGCGACCAAGCGATGGCTCCGCCCCACCACCGCCTCCACCACCACCACCTCCTCCACCACCACC